ATCGACATCACGGAACTCACCCGGAGCGATTGGGGTGTCGTCGCCTTTGATGCGAAGACCTCGAGACTTCAAGCCACCGGGTAGGTTGGACAACGTACCAGCGTCTACCAACTGACGGATCAAAGATGTGCCAGCCCGGGCATAGCCGCCGATCAGGTGAATGTAACCAAAGCCATAAGCACCAAATCCGGGCACGTAGTCATACTGAACGAAATGCTGACGCTTGAGTTTTTTCTCATCGTCCTCTTTCCAATTTCGATACACCGACAGAACTTTGTTGGTTCCTTTGTCGATGGTCACGATGTACGGAACGGCGATGCCATCATCGTCCTCATAACCGGGCATGTCGTAGTCCACTTGAATCTCAAGGAACTGGTAGCGGTCATCGTCGGTAACGGAGTAGCCCTGCTCTTCGGCCTTCTTCTTCTCCACATCGTTGTGCAAGATAACAGGCTCACCCAGCTCAACATCACGGTAAAAGCCTGCGACCTGAAGCTTTCGGACATCGTTCTTGGTCTTGCGCATCACATGCGTTACACGCTCTGCGGTTCGAGCTCCAGAGGAGCCATAAGGGATGATCACGTCCTCTGCGGGGCAGAAGATTGAGGTCTGGCGTCCGAGGCTGGGATCGAAGTAGACCTTCTTAAAAGCCGCCCCGGCCAGACCCAAGTTAAAAAGCATGCGCTCATGCTCCGGGCGGTACTCTGGCATTCCGTCAACCAACTGGAAATTCATGTCGGTGCGCACACGCTCCGCAGCTTCTTCTTTCAACTTATCAACTGCGCCAATGATCTGCGTCTTGACGGGGCCTTGAGCGGGGAATGTCTCAATGATGGTCTCGGACTGAAAGCGAACTGCGGCTTCAGTCAGGAGGGTAGAGAAGACCCCGCAGGCACCCGTCCAAGGTTCGGTGCGCTCTTCATACTTCATGCCCAGAACCTCTAGGCCCTTCACATACATGTCCACCCAGTCTTTTCTTGAGGAGATGTCAGACTCAACCTCACCGACCAAATCAGAGCCAAGCTTTTCAAGCTCACCCTCGTCCATGTATTCAGCCAAGTTTGCATCAAAGGCGGGCTCATCCTCTTCTGGCATCAGGTCAATGGCCATGCCATCAACCCCAATTATCACGTCATCTGGGTTTTCAATGATGATCTCAATTGCGGGGGTGTCATCTTCAACGATGTCTGAGAAATCAATGCCCTTTGGGGCTTGGGCGATAGACGAAACCATGCTACTCGTTGCCATGTCGATCCTTAATAGAAGGCGGTTTTGCGCCGGAAATAACGCTGCTCTTCAGGCTCATCAGACTCAATCTGAATGAACCCACCCCTCCTGAAACGAAGCAAGGCTTGGCTTGATGAGTCAACAAGGTCGTCATGCTCCCCGTTGGGGAACGCGGCCAACTCTTCCATCAACTCATCTGCCCATCGGGTTTCAGGGCACCAAACAACTCCGGAGGCAAAAAGGTCTGAGATAGCGTTTACACGCGCAATCTTATCGCTTCCTTTGCCCGGTGTGTACTCCTCCAGCAAGATTCCTGTCTGGCGGAGCTCGTAAATCAAGGGAGCGCCTGCGGCCTTCTTCTCCACAATCAAGGTGTCGGGCTCCCATTCCTTGTACATCTCAAAGGCTTTCTGTTTAAGCTCAGGAAACTCCATTCGAGCTTTAAACGCATCCAGACAGATGATGTTGGTCTTCAGATTACCCATGCTGTCGGGGTGATCAAACACTCCCCACGTTGTACAGGCTGAATAATCTGCCCTGTTTGATTTTTCAAAGGCTGTATCCCAGCTTTGGATGATGTAATCGCACGGAGGGGCTGTATCTGACTCCCAAACCCGCCAATGTTCGCGCTTAATAATCGCGCCTTCTTCGGATGTGGGGTTTTGTTGATACTGCGCCTCCCATTTAGAGACGGGAATCTCGGCTTTAATCGCTTCAAGCTCGGTTTTCTTCCAAAATCCGGGCCATAAAGGGGTTCCTGACGGCAAAATAGCGGGAAACTCAATCACTTCCCAGTTATCTACGCCCTCTTTTGCAGCATGTTTGAGAATCTGCCCAGTTAAATCTCTCTTTGACCACCGGGTCATCACAATAATAATGGCCCCACCGGGCTGTAAACGCTGGCGAGGGCCTGATGTGTACCATTCATACACATTATCGAAGACTGCGGGGTTTCCCTGCTTGGCTTCTTGCTCAGAATGCGGGTCATCAATGATTAACAGGTCCGCACCTTTACCCGTTACGGCTCCACCCACGCCGATGGCGAAGTAATCGCCTCCGGCTCCTGTGTTCCACCGTCCTGCTGCCTTTGAATCAGAGGAGAGTTTGATGTCAAACACCCGGGAGAAGGCTTCAGAGGAGACCAAGTTCCTCACCTTGCGGCCAAAGCCCACAGCCAGTTCTGCGGTGTGAGCGGTCTGAATAATCTTCTTCTCCGGAAACTTCCCCAAGAACCAAGCCGGGAGAAGAAACGAAGCAAACTCAGACTTGGTGTGCCGGGGAGGCATGTTGATGATGAGTCTCTTCAACTCTCCCTTGGCCACCCGCTCAAAGGCACTGGCCATGATCTGGTGGTGCTTCCCCGAAATAAACCCCGGCCACATATGGGCTGCGTAATAGATGAAGGACTCCTTGCACTTCTCTATCCTGTCGTACTCAAGCAGCATCATGATCTTGGCACGCTCAAGCTCATCCACCAAAGGAATCAAAGCCCGGTAGTCCTCCACCTCCTTGCGGCTCATCATAGAGAGGCAACCTCCCGAATACTGCGGTCAATGACCCGGATAGAGTTGAACTGATAGGGCTTGATGGCCACAAGGCCATCCTCCCTCAATTTATGAATGATCCGGTGGATGTTGGATTTACTGCGCATGCTGAGCCCCTTAGCAATCACGGCATAGGACGGCGATACACCATGAATCTTGATGTACGCCTTGATGAAGTCCAGAACGAGCTTGTGTTTCTCTTGCATGTGTTTAAACGCTGATACGTCTGATACGTCAGAAACCCTTGCCACCCCTGCGACAGTTGCGACAGTTTTGGAGAGTTTAAACGCAAAACGAACGTTCGTGGTTTAAACGCAAAAAATATATATACCCCCGGGGGTGGGGGATTTGGGAGGGAAGGGGGGGGGTTCTGGGAATGGAATTGTTTGTGTGGATTACAGCGTAAGCGGGAGCGGGGCCGTCAGCCGCCACAAGTGGGGGTGGGGGGCCGGTGGGGTCGCCTCCCAGCCGTTTACACGCATCGCTGGCCAAGGGTGATAGTCCCCCTGATGACCGTTGCCCCCCAGCGTTTACACGGCCTTGGCCTTGAGTGGGCGCACGTTGTCCAAGAGCTTGAGGTGACCTGAGAGTTCCCGTCTCAGTTGCTCTGCACTGACCTTCTCGATCACCTCTGCACCCTGTGGCTGGAACATCCCGGCGGCTCTTCCCATGAGTTCCAGTGCTTTTAACCGGGAGCCTTCTTGCTTGCCGCCTTTGCTTAGTGCCAACAACTCTTTCAGCACATAGCGTTTTGTTGCGGCTGTATCTTCTGCCAGCACTTCCACTGTCTCTCCCCAAGCTTCCTGAAGAGTCTTCTGTATGCGTTCATCCCTACTCAACCTGTATGCACTGGATGTGATCACTTGGTCACTGCCCTTGGCGTTTGGGTATGCATCCCTATAGGCTTGTCGCATGGTCTTGCCTTGGATCATCCCCTTGGTAAATTCCATCTGAGGCGCTGTGAGTGGCTTTGGTCTACTGTATGCATCTGCCCCTTTTGGCTTTCCATCGACTCTCATAGGCGGTGGGCTTGCGTGAGCGGCTAACCGTTCCGCTTCGCTCAGTCCTGCGTCTTCCTCCCAGCCCTCGCCCTCTGTTTCTTCCACGGCCTCCAGTGCCTCTAGCAGTTCGCTTTTGCTGGCCCGGCCCGGCTTTTGTGTTTCGCTCATTTCATATTCCTTGTGATTTCATACAGGCTGTTTAAACATCCAGCACCGTTCGTGTTTTGGATGCTACCAGAGCCCCTGAGACCTGTCCATGCTACCCATGCCCCAGCCATTCCCTGTTCGTCTGTTTACACCATCTGTGCAATACGTTAGTACTCATAGAGTTATCCACACAATCCACAGGCTCCTGTGGATAAGTCAGAGTTATCCACAGACTGTGGATAACTTGCTGTTAACTTTTGTATTGCAGGCAGGCATTGCTGGCGCTGTTTACACGTTACCCATACATACCCCGCCTGATGCCCCTTCAGCGCCTTGTAGCCCCTCTCATTGGACTGTCTCCCAGTACTGATGACCCCCTCTAATAAGAGCGCTGAATTCCCTGTACCCCCCCATAGCCAGAGTACCCATCACTGGCCCTCGGACTAAAGACCCCACGGTTTACTCGGGTATGTGTTGACCCTGTTTACACACTAGTGCTATGATTCGTCCAGACGCTAGGAATAGCAGATGGTGATCTCACCAGTGACCATGCCCCGGCAATCAGTCACCCCCCACAGGGTCAACGTGGAAGTGAACAGCCCACTATACGGTTGGTCTGAGGCGATACCCGCAAGGGAGCAAGTCAGACAGGGTTATGCCCTGTACCTGTCCACTGAGACGGTAGATAAAACATCCCATATGAGATGCCAATGTGATGCCCATTCTGTGGGCATTGCAGTGCCATCCCGCACTTAACTGGAGAAAACATCATGTTCTACGCAAAACCATCCATTGACTGTGAAGTGTCTGTTGTTGCATACAACGGGCGCAGTGTCCGCACCGCTCGGACAGAGGCTGTGATCGATGGCTGGATCGTAAAGATCACCGCCAAATACGTTCACATAAGAGCACAACGTGACGGAAAGATTTGGATTGCACCCCGTCATCACTTCGCCTGACATTTCAGCGGTCAGCCCTACGGGGTTGACCAGTGCAATGTCGCACTTAACTGGAAATCACCATGTCTGACTTTGACAAACAAAACCTTCTTCGTGCCCTGATCCGCATGGAAGACAAATGCCTTGGCTCGATGTTCAAGGAAGAGTACGAAGCCGCCATGCACTTGGCTCAGGAACTGCAAGCCCCTCAGTTCATCACTGAATACTTTGCCGCCAAGGCAGTCACCGCCGAAACCAACTGAAAGACACCATGCAAAAACTCATTGACCGATACCGCACCAACCCCACCGATGCCAACGCACGGTCTGTGCTGGCCTATGACGCAAAGCACCCCTTTGCCTCCCTGTTGCTGGCCCCGCAAGATGCTGTCTTGCTGGCCCGTCTGATGATTGCTGACACCTTGGAGGCCGTATGACCTACACCGAAATGACCGCCCTGTACCGCAACAAGGTGCGGGGATACACCCTCAACCAATGTCACCATGCGGTGCGTGACATTCACGACACCTTGCGACTGCACCCTGCTGACATGGGCAACCCCTATGTGGTCAAACTTTACGCCGAACTGGATGCGGTGCGTGACCGCCGAGATGCCCTGTCCAAGGGCGAGAGAGAGGCCGTTGCCAGCCGCCGCGCACCCAGCACAACTGACGAGTCCTGAATGGACGAAACCCCCGAGGGGGTCTTGTGCAACTTACTGGAGACCCACCATGCCCCTCAATGCCGCCCATCTGGAAACCTTGAATAAAGCCGCTGACCTGATCAAGCTTGAATTGATTGTTGCCCAAAAGGCATTCAACAAACAGCCCAACTCCACCAACTGGCAGGTGTGCCTTCGGGCCATGTTCACCCACCAGCAGATCACCCATGCCATCCGCTCCCACACCGTTGACCGGGAAAAGCTGGCCGTTGACCTGCACACAAGCAGTCGGGGTGAGTGGCAGAACATCATTTGCCGAGCCGTCTTGGGCCTTGGCATTCGGGATTGCCTTCAAGAGTTCGCAGTTTTCTAATTGGAGACCCGCCGTGAACAACATCAACACCCGTGATGCCAAGCGTGTCATCAGGCAAATGGCCTACATCCTGTCAGCCGTGCCGATTGATGCCCTGCCCCATGTAGCCAAGGGGTTGGCTCAGTCCTACAACCTGCCCCAGCGGGTCATGCTCAAAGCAATGGCCCGATTCACCCGCACACAACGCAACTGATTCCACCGTGATGCCCA